CTCGAAGGTATCTGCTAGGCGAAATCCCTTCTGAGAACACTCCGGAAGCTGCTCGGGCTAGGGACACCCTAAGTCGCGCTTTGACTGCACTGACTAAAGAAATGAACCGTTCGTTCAAGGAGCAGCAGCGGGACCACGACGGGCCGGGAAGCCGTAAACCAGTATCAGCCCAGAAAGCGCACTACAAATCCAAGCAGAACTGGGACGACGAATCCAGCGAAGCCGTGAACCGGCTGATCGCACAAGCGAAAGTGAGCGGACGATGAGCTACATCGACCCCGAAACCGGGTTGAACAACATTGATGAAATCCTCGAAGACGCACGGCAGAAATGGGATGACGATTTCTACGATGAAGCCGACGAGGACTGGGACGAACTTGACATTGGGGAAGATGAGGACGAATGAACCTCAACATCCTTGACCCTGTGTTCAACGGGATGGGCCGGTCAGAAATGTATCGCGCCCTGATCTTCCCGAACATTTTTCCGCATGAGAAACCGATGCTGATTGAGAACTGGTCTAAGCAGGATCGGGAAATGTATTGCGGCGGCATCTTCACGAAAGGAACTAAATGACTGACATTAACTGGGGACCGACCGGAGAACTGGTCTACAACCGCACCTACAGCCGAACCAAACCGGACGGCACCAAAGAAAACTGGGCCGAAACCGTCCAACGAGTAGTGGACGGCAACCTCGCCCTAGTCGATGAACGGCATCAAATCCCGCAGGAACGGGAACTGCTCATCGACATGATGCGGGACTTCAAAATCCTCCCAGCAGGACGCCACCTGTGGGCATCCGGGGTCACGAACGCCCAGCACCTTTTTAACTGCTGGGTGGCCGGCTGGACACCCAACCCAGCCGACCACTTCGAGTTCACCTTCATGCGGCTCATGGAAGGCGGCGGGGTAGGGGCGAACTACTCCAACAAATACCTGTCCGACTACCCGGCGATCCAACAGGGTTTGAAAGTTGAAATCGTTTGCGACGAGGACCACCCCGACTACCAGGAGTTAGCGCAAGCCGGGTTGCTGTCCATCGACTACAACTCCGACTGGGCTGGCGCGTTCCAGATCGAGGACAGCCGTGAGGGGTGGGCGGCAGCCCTAGTCGATCTGATCGACACCCACTACCGGGCCGGCGACGTTCACCACAACCGGGTGTTCGACGTATCCCGTGTACGCCCAGCCGGGGCGAAACTGAAAACCTTCGGCGGGAGGGCATCAGGTCCTTTGCCGTTGGCGAAGATGCTGAACGAGATTGCCGGGGTTCTATCTGCCCGTAAGGGGCAGATGCTCGACGGTATCGGGGCAATGGAAATCGACCACGCCATTGCACAGTGCGTTGTTGCCGGCGGGGTACGCCGCTCGGCACGCATGGCAATGATGCACTGGGCTGACCCGCAGATCGAAAAGTTCATCAACATCAAACAGGAATCGCTGTCGCACTGGACAACGAACATCAGTGTCGAAGTTGACGCGAAGTTCTGGTACCAGGCGCAACAAGGTGACGCTTGGTTGGCGTCGAGGGTGTTGAAGGCTATTTCGCGGGGAATGGTCAACAACGGTGAACCCGGCTTCTGGGACAGCGGCCTCTCCAACGTCGGCGAACCCAACCGGGTGGTGTGTACGAACCCGTGTGGTGAAATCACTTTGGAGCCGTGGGAGCCGTGCAACCTGGGGCATGTCAACCTTGCCGGGTTCGTAGACGACAACGGTGAAGTGGACCGTTTGGGGTTGCATCTGGCGCACGAACTGATGACCCGGTTCCTCATCAGGGCAACCTTCTCCGAGGTTGGTGACCCTAAGAGCCGGGAAGTGTTGGATCGTAACCGGCGCATCGGGGTTGGGCATTTCGGTGTCGCCAGTTTCTTGGCTATGACGCACCGCAAATACTCCAAAGCGCCTTCCGATGACAGGTTCATCGGGATGCTGGGTAGCCTCGCAGCGCAGGTCGATGTGGCTGCGGAGGGATTCAGCCACGCTTTGAGAATCCCTGTGCCGGTGAAGAAACGCACCATTGCACCCACCGGGACTATCGCCAAAATGCCAGGTGTGTCTGAGGGTGTTCACCCGATCTTTGCGAAGTATTTCATTCGCCGGGTGAGGTTGTCGAAGGTTGATCCGGAGCAAATGTCGATGGTGGACAAGTACGAGGCTGAGGGTTTCGAGGTTGAGGACGACATGTACGCCGATAACACGGTGGTTGTGTCTTTCCCAACTAAGGACACTTTGGTGCAGGCTGTCACTGACAGGTTCGGTGACGACGCCGAAGAACTCGTTGAGGCTGCCGACGACCTTTCGTTGCAGGCGATGTTGTCATTCCAGGCGTTGTACCAAACGCATTGGGCTGACAACGCTGTGTCTTTCACTGCGAATGTTGATCCGAAGCAGTACAAGCCGGAGCATGTTGAAACACAGTTGAAGGCGTTCGCCGGCCAGTTGAAGGGCTGCACCATATTTCCCGAAGCATCTATGCCTCAAAGCCCTTACGAGCGTTTGACTCGCTGGGAGTACCAGAGCGCCGTCGCTAAACAGGTCAGCGACGGCATTGATGAGGACTGCGCTTCGGGCTCATGCCCGGTGCGCTGAAGTAAAAACACCCAACAAGAAAGGTTATACCCTTGTCCGATTTCCCCTTTGATGATATCGACACCCCCGAAACCACCGCCGACAGCGGTGGTACTTCGAGCCGGCAGGTCCGGTTCACCTTCAAGTCAGGTGCCGGATATGACGTGCCGTGGACCACGGTGGACTACCCCAGTGTGGAGGCGGCTCACGCTGACCTTTCGGTTCCTGAGCGTCAGAAGCAGCTTGCGGAGTTGTTTGAGATTGTGGCGAAAGCGAACGCCGCGTTCATCTCGAAGAACGATGCGGTGAAGCCGGCACCGAAGCCTGGCCAGCCGGCACCGGCTGGGGCGCAGGAACCGCCGGCTGACGCACCGGACTGCCCGCCGGGGTGGACGTTCAAGACCGGGGTGGCGAAGGCTTCCGGTAAGCCCTGGAAGGGATTCTTCCCACCACGCGGCGACGACACCAAGCCGATCTTCTTCTAACCACCTTGACACTAGGAAGGGGAGCCCTTCGGGGCTCCCCTCCTGGGAAGGACACGTATGGACAAAACACCCACGCTGCACACGTTCCTGAAAGAAATCGAAGACCTCATCAGGGAACGCGACGAACTACGCCAGCGGCTCGACACCATGCAGCGTGAGAACCGCCGAAAGCTAACCGCCCGTGAGGTCAAAGAAATCCGAAACCTCGCCAGGGCAAGCACTCTCACACAAAAAGAGATAGCAGACTGCTATGACGTCAACCCGGCAACCGTATCCAGAATCCTCAAGGGGGTGTACCACAAATGAAGCAACACAAAAGGTTAGTGGACGAAACCCCAGTCGTGATTAACGTCGTGGAAACCATCGAGGACTTACAGCCGTTCTTCGAGTTCACCCGGCAACACAAAATCCTTGGGGTCGATTCGGAAACCACCGACCTTCGCATCTACTCCGACGACTTCCGTTGCCGGCTCGCACAGTTCGGCACAGCCGACGAAGCGTGGGTGATCCCAGTAGACAAAGGCGGGGCGTTCCGGCAGGCAACCCGAACGGTGTTGAAACAGTTAGACGGCATGGTGTTGCAGAACGCCTCCTTCGACCTACAGGTCTTCGACAGGTGCGTCGGAGTCCGCATGGAAGAACTCTGGCCCAAAGTCATTGACACCCGCATCCTGGCCCACCTGATCGACCCGCGTGGGGTGTCGGAGGGCGGGCCGGGACTGTCCTTGGAAGACCTCACACGGCACTACATCGACCCCGTGGTGGCCGATGAGGTCAAGGGTTTGATGAATGTGTTGCGGCTGCAACACAAAACCACCAAGGCGCACATCTGGCGTGTGGTGCCGTTGGATGACCCGCAGTACGAACTGTACGCCGGCATGGACCCCGTGCTGGCTTACCGGCTGTACCGCAAACTGAAACCGTTGGTTCCCCGCGAATCCGGTGGGCTCATCAAACAAGAACACAAACTCGCAGAAATCTGCGCGTACATCGAACGCAAAGGATTCCTGCTCGACGTCGAATACACCCGTGAGCTAGCCGAAACCTTCAGGGACACAGAGGAAGCGTTCTCGTGGAAAGCAAGGCAGTTCGGGTGCGACAACATTTTCTCACCGGAGCAGCTAGCGGACACCATCGAGGGCAGGGGTCACACCTTCACTGAGTTCACCCCCACGGGGAACCGCAAGGTGGACAAAGTGTTGTTGGAGCGGCTGTCCAGTCAGGGTGATGAGTTCGCTGAGGCTGTGGTTGAGGCGAAGAAAGCCCGCAAATGGCGAACAACGTGGGTTGACGGGTTTTTGGCTGGGGTGGATTCGGAGGGGCGTTGCCACGCCTCGATCAACCCGTTGCGTGCCAGAACCGCCCGTATGTCGATCACGGGTATCCCGGCACAGACGTTGCCTGCCGGGGATTGGGCTGTTCGCCGCTGCTTCATTTCCGATCCCGGCGAGGTTATGGCTTCGGTGGATTACCAAACCCAGGAGCTACGTGTTCTGGCTGCGTTGTCGGGGGATCAAACAATGATCCGCGCTTTCCAGACCGACGCCGATTTGCACCAGATCACCGCCGACGCATCGGGGGTGGATCGCAAGATCGGGAAGATGGTGAACTTCGCCTACGTGTACGGCAGCGGTGCCGGCAATATCGCGGAGCAGGGCGGCATCGAGGTTGGTGTGGCGAAACGGGTGATCGCCGGGTTCGAGAAACGGTACCCGAAAGTCAAAGAGTTATCCCAAAGTTTGCAACGCAAAGCTGTCGGTGACGGGTTCATCACGACACCGTTCGGGCGCAGGTTGCCGGTGGATAAAGACCGACCGTATGCGGCCCTGAATTACATGGTGCAGTCCACGAGCAGGGATATCACCGCCCAGGCTTTGCTGCGTTTGCATGACAAAGGGGTCACACCGTTTGTGAGGTTGCCGATTCACGATGAGGTTTTGGCGTCGGTGCCGGCGCACAAAGCCGATAGCGCAGCCAAGGTCATTGCACAGGTCATGTCCACCACCTTTAAGGGTGTTCGGATCGGTGCCGATGCTGAGGTAGGCGGCAGGTCATGGGGTTCGCTCTATGGCGCAGATTACTGAAAGGAAAATTATGGAAGCTATTAGTAAGCATTTGAAGATCGCTTCGGAGAGGGCTTCAACTAACCCCGAAGTTTCTTCGGCTAATTCCTTGGCAGCCATTGGGCTGCTCTTACAACAGATCGTCAACGAAAGGGCTAATCATGGATGAGCGGGACTTCTTCGACCACCTGTACCAACTGTGGTCTAAAACCACGCACGCTAAAGACGGGGCGTGGGAAATTGCTGATGACGGTGAACACATTCTGGTGGATGTTGAGTCCACTGATAAGGATGGTTGGGAGCAAACTATCGGGTACGGCATGTATAAGCATGACGCCGATTTCATTACTCAGGTTCATGCGGCGTTGCCTGAGCTTGTTCGCCGCGCTTTGGCCGCTTTTGATGAGGCGGAAAGGGTGGATCAGGACCGGGATGCCCGTGAATGCCGTATTGCCGAATTGGAGTTAGAGGTCATGGAGTTGAAGGCTGATCTGGAAGGGCTGATCGCAGGATGATTGGGATAACCGCACTCGTAGCAGCACTCATTTTAGCCGGGGTAGCTACTTTCGCGTATTTCGGCGGGTATTGGTATCAACTTCTCACAGGTAAGGACGAAGATGAATGATCTTGCGCTAATCGCTGCGGTGGATCAAGCACACGCAGAAGCGGAACAAACCCTCACCGCCCTTATTGGGTGGTGGGGGGAAACCCGCAAGAAAGCTTCTCTGGGTAAAGCGGACGAGGTAGCGGTGTTGACGTTCATGTTGGGTAGCGAAACTGATTACTCCGCGTTGTTGGCTACGGCTGTAATTCGACTTGTAAAGGATGACGAATGAACCATTTCACTTGTAGGCATTGTGAGCAGCGCTCTGTTGACGTTAACCCGTGGTGGCGTATTACCGCTCCGTGGCCGCGCTGCTGCGGATCGGACATGAAGTGGAATGTGTTTGTTCGGTTCGATGACAAACGTGATGAGGAACTAGGTGAGTGAAAGACCGGACTGGGACGAGTACTGGATCGGAGTCGCAAAAGCCGTTTCTGCGCGTAGCGACTGCGAGCGGGACAAGGTTGGTGCTGTGGTGGTTAAGGATCGCCGGGTTCGGGCGACCGGGTACAACGGGGCGGCTGCTGGGAAACCTGGCTGTGCTACATGCCCTCGCCGGCAATCGGGTGTCCCCAAAGACAGTTCCTATGACACCGGGGCGGGGCAGTGCGTAGCCCTGCACGCGGAGATGAACGCGATCATCTACTGCAACCGGGAAGACCTTCCCGGTGCCACGATTTATGTCACCAGGGAGCCGTGTGCTGGCTGCATGAAAATGATTGTTGGTGCGGGCATTGAGTCCGTTGTGTTTCCTACGGAGGTTGGAGATGAGTGAATTACCAGGATGCCCCTGCTCAATCTGTGAAGAGGAATCTACGATGACTGACACACCCCCGCCCAAGCGATGTGACCCGACTTGTGGCCCAGAGGAACACATCGCCGGGTGCCCGAACGATGAGTGACCTCCGCACCCGAATCGCCGAAGCCCTGAAAACAGCCGACAGGAGAGTGGCAGGGTTTATCAGTTACGAAGAACGGGCCGACGCGGTGATCGCGGAACTCGGGCTACGGCAGGAAATCAAAGAAGCCGTGAAAACACCACCGAAACTGACATTCACCCGCTACGTCACCGAATGGGAGGCCGACGATGAAACTGACTGAACTGATCTTAGAACTCCACACGATCATGTTGGAGAAAGGAAACCTGGACGTGTTCATTGATACACCGGACGGCTTCGCAGGCCCAGAAGTCGAATACATGCGTGGGTTTGAAGACCTCTACCAAGAGGGTGTCTATCTTTTTTCATAAAGGGTGACATACGATGTGTCATAGGTTACTGTTTGTGAAATGCGTGTACTAGGCAGAATCCGGTTATCCCGGCTCACAGACGAATCAACCTCCGCTGCACGTCAACGGCAGATCATCGAACAGTGGGCTGACACCCACAACCACGAAGTGATCGGCTGGGCCGAAGACCTAGACGTTTCCGGCTCAGTCGATCCCTTCGACACCCCAGCCCTAGGCTCATGGTTGACACCCGACAAACAACAAGACTGGGACCTGCTGTGCGCCTGGAAGCTGGACCGGCTAGGCCGGGACAGCATAAGGCTCAACAAACTCTTTGGGTGGGCAATCGACAACGGTAAAACCATTGTGTCTTGCTCGGAGGGGATCGACCTCTCCACCCCCGTAGGGCGGCTGATAGCGAACGTCATAGCGTTCCTAGCCGAAGGGGAACTTGAAGCCATACGGGAGCGCACCAAGGCATCCCGTAAGGCTTTGAGACAGGTCGGTAGGTGGCCCGGTGGACCCATCCCCTACGGGCTACAAGCAGCCCCACTAGACGGTGGCGGTTGGACGCTGGTGCATAACCCTGACACGTTGCCGATCCTTCACAGGATCGTCGCCCAGATCGTTGCGGGTAAGCCAGCACCGATGGTGGCCGATGAGTTAAACGCAGAAGGTGTGCCGTCCCCCACCGGGGTGCGGTGGCCGGCAAAAACCATACGCAAAATCATCACCTCGAAGTACCTCCTGGGTCACACCACCTACGAAGGGAACACGGTTCGAGACAGGGAAGGTAAACCTGTTTACGGTTCAGAGCCGTTGTTGTCTCAAAGCCAGTGGGATGAGTTACAGCGCGCTGTGGAGGAACGCCGTGCAGCCCCGCGCAGGGTTCGTAAAACCTCACCTTTGTTGG